GTACGACAATTATTCCGTCGTAGTATTGGTTCGCGTTCGGGCGGCGGCGACGGTGGTACATTATTTGAACCATTTAACCTGGCATACAGTAATACATATCTATTGGCCAGTACCAACATGGGCGGATTGGCCACATATTATGCGTTTGCCAGTTATCAAAAGCAAGTGGGTAAAATGTTTGGTACTGATATTAACTTTACCTTTAATAAGACTAGTAAATTACTGACTATAATGCAACGTCCCCGGGGGCCAGAAGAACTATTGGTATGGATGTATAATTATCGTCCGGACTTTAGTTTATTATCGGATCCTTATGCTGGACAGTGGTTAAAAGATTATGCCTTGGCCAACTGTAAAGTAATCTTGGGTGAAGCCCGCGAAAAGTTTGGTAGTATCGCTAGTCCACAGGGTAGTACAACATTAAATGGAACTGCTTTAAAGACCGAAGGCAAAGCAGAGATGGAAACACTCGAACTAGATCTAATCAACTACAAAGAAGGCTCAACACCTCTTACCTGGATTACTGGATAACGGTAATCAAATAATTGACATAGTCATTTAAATGTAATAAATTATAGTATCACTTGGGGATTCTATGATTATTGGTTTTGTGGGGTTAATTGGCGCAGGCAAAGACACTGCCGCAGATTATTTGGTTAATACGCATGAGTTTAGAAGAGATAGTTTTGCCAATACACTAAAAGATGCTGTGGCCTGTGTGTTTGGGTGGGATAGAACACTACTAGAAGGTCGAACTAAAGAAGCACGAGAGTGGCGAGAACAGCGCGACGAATGGTGGAGTAACCGGTTGGGCATGGACATCACTCCACGATGGATTCTACAATACTGGGGTACTGATGTTTGTCGTAAATCTTTTCATAATGACATATGGATTGCCAGCCTAGAAAATAAAATACGTAAAACCGGCGACAACATTGTCATTAGCGATGTAAGATTTCCTAACGAAATTGATGCTATTCATAATGCCAGTGGTCTAGTAGTTCGAATTAAACGTGGTAATGACCCCAAATGGTTTTCCGATGCCCAGGCATACAATCGCGGCCCTAATGGAAATGCTAACTGGGCGTTAAGCAAAGGTAAGTTGGATAAATTAAAAATACATGCCAGCGAGTATTCTTGGGTAGGTGGAAAAATTGATCACACAGTCTATAATGATTCTACAATCGATCAACTGTATGAGCAAATTGAATCGTTGGTGGTGCCGTCTGGCGAATTATCATTGAGTACTAAAATAGTATTGGACTTAGTTTAAAAATCTGGAGTTAAATCTCCCTGACGCCATTTAACTCCTTCTTTGTGTAACACTCGTTGGCAGTTGGCACATACAGTTTTCAAGTTTGAAAATCTACAATTGGTGAGATCGCCATCAATATGGTAAACATTAAATTGTTCAACATACTTACTGGTATGTCCACACTTATCACACGTTGATTTTTTCTTATAGCCCGCCTTGGCCCATAAAGGTCTTCCGTCTTTTTTATTGCGGGCACAATGATCACATATAGATCTATAAAATATCTTATTTTCTTTTCGATAGTTTATAGCTACAGGTCTTTCTCTGCACTTTTTACATAAATTCCTCATTACCTGCCCCTTTTTGCTGCCCTTTTGACAAGTATTTACCCATATTTTTTTATTGTATATGCTAAATAAAATGAAGCAATCCATTAAGGAGTTTAAAGATGGCAACAACACTACAATCCCCGGGCATACAGGTTACTGTAATCGACGAAAGTTTTTACACACCTCCGGCTGCGGGAACAGTTCCAATGATTTTTGTGGCAACAGGCCAAGACAACAAGAATTCTTCCGGAACAGGAATAGCGCAGGGTACAACAGCAGCCAATGCTGGTAAAGTTTGGGTAATCACTAGCCAACGTGATTTAACCGATACATTTGGTACTCCATATTTTGAAACAGATGCCGAAGGCAATCCTGTACACGGTAGCGAAATTAACGAATACGGATTACAAGCAGCCTACAGTGCTCTTGGCGTCAGCAGCAAGGCTTATATTGTAAGAGCTGATGTTGACTTAAACGCTCTAGCACCATCCGCTAGTCCAAAAAGTGGTCCTCCTACTTCAGGAACATATTGGATTGACACATCTAATACACGATTCGGAATCAACGAATGGGATGCGGCAGCACAGAAATTCAGTGTTAAAACTCCGATCATCATTGATGATAGCAATTCCGATCAATATCTATCAGGATATAATCCAAGCTCATCGGTTGGAACAGTTGGCGATTATGCCATGATAGTCAACACGTATAACACCAATAGACTATTTTACAAAACTGGAACAGGTTGGGTTGCTGTAGCAAATACCTTCAACACAGGTAAAAAGCTAGCAATTTCTCCACACTATCAGTATCCAGATACTGCTACATGGCCTACTGGAAGTGTTTGGATCAAAACAACCACTCCTGGATACGGAGCAAACTGGGCTGTAAAATACTGGAAGAGCAGTACACAGACTTGGACATCAGCACCTACTTACCTATTCCCAAGTACATGGGATGCTATTGGAGCACTTGATCCTGTAAACGGCGGAGCAAATATTCCATTGGGTACTGTGGTTATTGCCACAGATTACGATCTTGGCGTCGACAGCGGTCACGCAGTTGCTAATTTCCAAGCATGGATTCGTTACAGTAATGCGCCAACTGCTGTTTCGTCCATATATTCAGGTACACTAAATTCTTCTAGCCAAATTCTTATCAGAGAAAGTATGGCCAACGGAGCATTTGGAGGTGATATCACAGTCAATATTTCTGCTTCCTCGTCGATCAAGCTAGGTTTACAAATTGCTACCGCTATCAATTCAGATCCTCAGTTTCTGCACATGAAAGCAAGCTGGAATGAAAATAGCAATCAACTGTCTATCACACATAAACTAGGTGGTGATTTTGAAATGGCCGATGTAAGTGGTACTCCACTATATACCATGGGATTTGTTCCTGGTACAACACCGCATTTGACAACCGCTCCAGCGGGTGACACAGATTACACCATGATAGCGTCTAACTTTAAACCGTTAACATATGAATCACTTCCAACAGCGCCAGTGACTACTCCAGTTGACGGAACACTATGGTTTGATTCTGAACTTACCGCTGATATCATGTACAACGACGGCACACAGTGGGTTGGATACAAAAATCAATTTGGCGGTTCTAACGACACAGGTCCGATCATTGGTGCTACTATGCCATTGAAGCAGAGCGATGGAATATCAAGTCTAACAATTGGTGATATTTGGATTGATACATCTGATCCTGACATGTACGGTAAAAATATCTATGTATTTGACGGAACCAACTGGGCACTACAAGATGTAACCGATCAAACCAGCCCTAATGGATGGGTATTCCATGACGCACGTTGGGCCACAACAGGAACAACTCTAGTAGCCAGCAGCATCATGGATTTGTTAATGAGCGATTATGTTGATCCAGATTGTCTTGATCCACTATTGTATCCAAAAGGCACACGTTTATTCAATACACGCCGTAGCGGAAACAATGTTAAGAAATACAATTCCGGATATATCAATGTCAATGCCAACAATGGAGTAAACATCCGCACAGGTGGATCTTTAGCCGGCGATGTAAGCGATCGTTGGGTAACAGCAAGTCCAAATAACGTAGATGGTTCTGGTAACTTTGGCCGTAAAGCTCAACGTATTGTTGTAGTCAAAGCATTAGACGCCATGATTGGCACAAACCAAACTATCCGTGATACTGACACATTGAATTTCAATCTAATCGCTTGCCCTGGATATCCAGAAGCAATCGCACCAATGGTTGCGTTTAATACAGATATCGGACAAACTGCTTTTATTATCGGAGATACACCATTCCGTCTAGAGCCAACCGGAACCATGCTACACTCATACGGTAGTAATGCTGTAAAAGCCGAAGACAATAATGAGCAAGGAGCAGTTACATTTGATACACATCTAGCCATGTTCTATCCAAGTGGTTACACAAATGACAACAGAGGTAATAAGATTGTTGTTCCTCCAAGCCATATGATGTTGAGAACATTTATTAATAGTGATAACAAGAGTTATCTATGGTTTGCTCCAGCAGGAACACGTCGTGGTAACGTAGATAACGCTACATCAGTGGGTTATATCACCGGTGAAGGCGAATTTAAAACTGTATCATTGTATGAAGGTTTAAGAAATATATTGTCTGAGTCCACAGTGAGAATCAATGCTATTGCTACACTCCCGGGAGTTGGTGTAGTTAACATGGGTCAATATACTAGAACCAGTACTGCTAGTAGTCAAGACCGTATCAATGTAAGTCGATTAGTATCTTATCTACGTAGACAGTTAGGAATCTTGGCCAAACCATATTTGTTTGAACCAAACGATGCTCAAACTAGAAAAGAAATTAAATCAGCTGCTGAGAACTTGTTGTTAGAACTAGTAGGTCAAAGAGCATTGTACGATTTCATCGTAGTTTGCGACACTAGCAATAATACTCCAGCAAGAATTGACAGATCTGAACTTTATTTAGATATCGCTATTGAGCCTACCAAGGCAGTAGAATTTATCTACATTCCACTAAGATTGTTGAATACCGGTTCTATCAAGGCTGGAAATTTTGGATCATTATCCAAGGGTACCAAATAAAGAATAAGGAGCATTAAATGCCAATCGCAAGTTTATCAAGATTCACAGTTCCACTGGTAACAGACCAAAGCAATTCTAGCCAAGGTTTGTTGATGCCAAAGTTGGCGTATCGCTTTCGCGTAACGCTGTTTAACTTTGGAGTAGGTGGAGAACCATCAACAGAACTAACCAAACAGGTTATGAGCGTTGATCGTCCAAAACCAAAATTTGAAGAAATCAAATTAAGTGTTTATAACAGTACAGTAAAATTAGCCGGCAAACCAAGTTTTGACGATATTAAATTAACTGTAAGAGACGATGTTACCAACGCTGTAACATTTAAAGTAGGACAGCAAATGCAGAAGCAGTTTGATTTCTTCGAACAGGCTAGTGCAGCTTCTGGATTGGATTACAAATTTAGGACCATTATTGAATTACTTGACGGTGGTAATGGAGCATATCAAGCCAACGTACTTGAATCATTTGAAGTACAAGGTTGCTGGCTAAAGAATGTGACTTATGCAGGCGGTGATTATAGCAAGGCAACAGATGCTATGAGTATCGACTTAACAATCTGTTACGATAATGCAATACAACTCAACGGTGAAGGTGCTGTACGAGGTGTCGGACAGCCAGTAGGACGTACATTAGGAGCACTATCAGTTGGTACCTAATATCTGATAGAACACTCAAAAAAGCCCAGTTTATCCTGGGCTTTTTTGTTGGCATAAATAATCATATGAGCGACTCTTTCACAAATTGGTTAAGCAGTAGTGGCAATACTATTTTTAGAAGTTATAGCCATGCCACTGGCCTTTATGTCAATAATAACTACGCTAGAGCGCCTAAACTGGGATTTTTATATTTTGTATCATTTGATATAAATCCTGAAGCAGTATTGGATAATGTGTGGAAAGATTCCAGAAGAGATTTAGGATTATTAGTCAATAAAATTGATCTTCCTAAATTCAAGATCAAGACAGAAACTGTAAATCAATATAATCGTAAAACACAAGTAGCTACTGGATTAACTTACGATCCGGTTAACATCGAATTCCACGACGACAATAGTGAAATAACCAACGGGTTATGGAAAAATTATTACAAATATCATGTTGCTGATAGTAATTATGGCGATGACCGCGGCGGGATAAAATCTTTTGCAGATACCAAGTACGGAACCGTTGATTATTCATACGGTTTAGACAGTTATCCTATTAAGAGATTTTTTAATGCTATAGACATATATGTATTACATCAACAAAACTTCACTCGGATGAGTTTAATAAATCCTAAAATATCTTCTTGGGATCACGCCACGTTAGATCAAGATCCAGGAAATAATATATTAAAAAATAAAATGACAGTTGTCTACGAAGATGTTTTATATTTTCAAGGAAAAATAGTTAAAGAAGACGAACCGTTAGGTTTTGCTGCCAAATATTATGATAATACACCGAGTCCTATTTCAGTAGGGGGAAGTAAAAAATCTACACCGAGTGGAAAAGTAGATGTGTTTGGCCCTAACCCTGGGGAGTCTCGAGAAGTACGGCTGCCGGAGAAACAACCAGTAGGAGTAAATTCTCCTAGTGTTAGCCAATTACAAAAAGCCAAGGCCAAGAATAATGGCGCGGATAAATTAACCAGTAAATTTAAAAATGGTACTCCTGTGGCTAAACAGTCAGACCTACAAAAAGCCAACGGCAAGAATACAAGTATGGGGACTATTCAGAATTCAACTGGAGCAAAACCCAATAATTCAAATTCCGGACTTTGTATCTATTCAGGAAGATCAAATACTACAGCAGCCGATACTGGAAATCCTGTAAAACTTACAACTAAAAAATAATGGCAACATATAACAATTTACCTCCCACTCCCTCTCGGCAAGATTCTACAATAAGAGCGTTTGATAATTATTACGAACAGCCATTTGAATTGAATGCTGGCACATTCTATATGATGAAGGGATTTTTTCAAAAACGCGGTTTTGCGGACAGCGCAGCAGAATCTGTTGCTGTGACCTTAATGAAACAGGCCAAGGTTGATGGTTACAATCCTTTAGAAGTATTAGATAATCTAGGAGCAATAGATAATGTAGAATTAAACTCTGTTGTTTCGGAGATATTGAACTATAATAGATTTAAAACCAGTTTCATTGGATATGCCAACGGCTTTCAACCCAATGCTGAGGTAGCAAGAAATATCATAGCATGAGCCTAAAATTCAGCCAAGGTATATATACCTTAAAGAATCCTGAAAAATATGCAGGAAACAAACTGCCCTATTGTAGAAGCAGTTGGGAAACTACCTTCTGTATGTTTTGTGATAATAATCCTAGTATACAACAGTGGTCCAGCGAACCTGTAAAAATTCCCTATCAAGATCCACTAACAGGCAAACATACTGTATATGTTCCTGATTTCTTGATCACATATGTTGATAAGAATATGAAGAAACATGTAGAGATGATTGAGATCAAACCTGCTAACCAAACACTAATAGAAAAAGTCGGTAAAAATCCCTACAATCAAGCACAGTTTGTCAAGAATATGGCCAAGTGGGATGCTGCTAGCAAGTGGTGTCGGAATCAAGGTATCAAATTTCGCATCATAAACGAATCCGATATATACCATAATCCCAAAAAAAAGAAATAAGTAAGTTTATGACTAAAAAACTTCAAGAAATATTTGATCTGCCCGCCGATACAGATCCATTAGTTACTCCTGACAAAGAAACTACTCCTGTTACTACTATTAATTTAGAGGATCGATTAGAAGAATTTGATAAAATTGCCGCAGCATTGCCTAGAGTAAAAGGCCTAGGCGACATGGCAGACACCGAATTAGATGCGCTGGCCGCCAAAGCAGAACAAGCATATGACGACTTGATGGACCTAGGCATGAACGTAGAAGCTCGATATAGTACACGTATGTTCGAAGTAGCGGGGCAGATGTTGAATGCTGCTATCACCGCTAAAACCAATAAAATAGATAAGAAATTAAAGATGGTCGATCTGCAACTTAAGAAATTGGCCATAGATAGGAAAAACGGCGGCGGCGAAGGGGCAGTTGAAGGTGAAGGATACATACTTACAGACCGTAATAGTATCTTGGAAAAACTTAAGAATATGAATAAATAATATATTATGAAAACATTCAAAAACTACCTACAAGAAAGCACACTGGCCAAAAAATACGACTTCCGTGTTAAAGTAGCCGGAGACTTTACTTCTGATCAAGAAGGTAAATTGAAGACTATGCTTGCTAGATACCAAGTAGAAACTTTTAAGAAAGTCGGAACAACTCCTATCCAGGAACTTCCATTAGATTTTCCTCAAGTTAAAAACTGCGAAGTATCTATATACGAAGTTAGTTTGAACTACCCTACCACACAACAAGAGCTAACAGAATATCTTACATCGGGGTTAGAAGTTAGTCGGCAAAATCTAGTTGTTCGTCGTCCTGGCGAACCCAGTGAAGAATATCAGCATGTTGAAGCAAATCCAAGAACTGGTGCTTTGCTAGATGACCCAAATTATAAAGAAGCAGGTGATCCTAAGTTTGAAGATTACTACGGAGACAAATACAACAGTGGATTTGTCAAAGAGTTAAACGACATACTAAAACTACAACGCAAAGCACGTGGTGAAGAAATCCCAACAGAAGGCGCAGCGAAATATAACACTGATAATCCTGCCCATACAGAAAGTCCAATCAAACAGTCGGACTATAATCCCATAAGGAAATAATTATGCAGATGATTGATGTAATGAAGCGTTTAGCAGAGCTGGACAGTACAAACCCTACTATTGTTAAAGAAAATCAACAAGTAGATGAATGCGGAATAATGCCAGGAATGATGGGCGGTATGGATCGTCCCGGAACACCTGCTAATATCAGTATCACTGCAGGCAGCGGTCCTGAACTAAGCGGCATGCTAAGAGATATCATGCAACTAGCAGGCGTACATAAAGTAGAGCCCGGCCATATGGGCATGGAGCACGATCCAGTGGCATTGACAGCAGAACCTGCCATGGTCGCTGGACCACACGCAAGTGACGGCGAAATGATGCGTAGTGTTATTGATAAAATGAACCCAGAAGGGGGCGACGATGAAGTCGGCGATGTTGATCACGACATGGACGACCGCGAAGGGGAAGAAGAAACCGACGAAGGTCAATATGACAACAGTCCTAATGACCCACGTAAGCCTCCTCCTTTCAAGGCCAACCAATTTGCTCATCAAGAAAATCAACCCGGACAAGGTGATAGAATGGATGGCAATATGCCTAAGGCCACAATGGAAGAAAAATTAATGGCCGATTACCAAGCGTTTTTAGCCGAAGGTGTTATGGACACTATCAAAGGATTAGCAGCCAAGGCCATGAAAGCGTTAGGTGGTGATGCTATCGCTGATATTGCCGATAAAGTAAAACAAGCAACCGGCGGCGATTATAGTGCAACTCCGGAGAATGCTAAAAAAGTTGCACAAGCATTGGGTTTGGCCAGTATGGCAAAAGGCTCAGCAGGACAGACTCCACAAGAAGTTGCCGAAGGTTGGGGACTTGCCGGCAATTGGCAAGGCAAATTACTTCAGTTAGCACATGTGGCTGTAGCCGGAGCCGGACTTGCTCAATTTTTTGGCGGACAAGCATTAACTGGCATGCAAGGATTTGGTGGCGGCGGTGAGCTCCTAGTAGGCGCCGGCTTAATCGCATTAATGCTGGCAGAAACTTTCTGGAGCCAAAATAAAGGCATGGTAGGCTCGATGGGCAACAATGGCAATACAGGAATGTCAACTGCTGCCGGTCCAACTAGTTCAAGATCGATTGCTGACAGAGGTATTCCTGCCAGATAATAGATCGGTATGCGATCCAAATAGCCCCTTCGGGGGCTATTTTTTTCATTAAATAACATTATGGTAGCTGAAAATAAACTGGTCAAATCGGCCAACATAACACAAAAATGGACCGAACAAGATATTGAAAACTTGATACGTTGTCAAGATCCTGTCAATGGACCGCATTTCTTCTTAGAACACTTTTTCTATATTCAACATCCCATTAGAGGAAAATTGCTGTATCAGCCTTACGAATATCAAAAACGTTTAATTGACAGTTATCACAATCATAGATTTAATGTAAACCTACTACCTCGACAGACAGGTAAGACAACCACTGCTGGCGGATATCTATTGTGGTTTGCCATGTTTGTTCCGGACAGTACTATTCTAATTGCTGCGCACAAGTACACAGGTGCTCAAGAAATTATGGCACGTATCCGCTATGCTTACGAATTGTGTCCGGATCATATTCGTTGTGGCGTCAAAAGTTATAATAAACAAAGCATTGACTTTGACAACGGATCACGTATTATTGCTCAAACAACAACTGAAACAACAGGTCGTGGTCTTTCCCTATCATTATTATACGCAGACGAGTTTGCGTTCGTACCGCCTAATGTGGCCACAGAATTCTGGACTTCTATTTCACCTACATTGGCCACAGGTGGTAAGGCGATTATCACTTCAACACCTAACAGTGACGAAGATCAGTTTGCCTTGATATGGAAAGAGGCTAATAAACGCTATGATGAACATGGTAATACTACAGAAGTAGGTATCAACGGATTCTTTCCATTCAAAGCACATTGGACAGAACATCCTGATCGTGACGAAAAATGGGCCAATGAAGAACGCAGTCGGATCGGCGAAGAACGATTCCGCCGCGAGCACGATTGCGAATTTCTTGTATTCGACGAAACATTGATCAGTAGTATTAAACTGGCAGATCTAGAAGGACGAGAACCCATTATTAAAATGGGGCAGTGTAGATGGTATAAGAAAATTAATCCCAAGAATACTTATATTATAGCATTGGATCCTAGCTTAGGTACAGGCGGTGACCCTGCAGGTATACAGATTATCGAATTACCTACATTTGATCAAGTAGGAGAATGGCATCATAATTTAACTCCTATACAAGGGCAGGCCAGGATATTGCGTGACATTTGCCAATATATTTCCGATGAATGTACCAAGAAAGATACACAGCCTAGTATATATTACAGTGTAGAAAATAATAGTGTAGGAGAAGCAGCATTGGTTGCTATCAATGAAATAGGCGAAGAAAGTATTGCCGGATTATTTCTAAGTGAACCCATTAGAAAAGGTCATGTGCGTAGATATCGCAAAGGATTTTATACAACGCACACTAGTAAGATTGCTGTTTGTGCCAAACTAAAACATCTAATTGAATCTGATCGAATGAAACTCAACAGCAAACCTTTAGTCAGTGAGTTAAAAACTTTTGTGGCCAAAGGCATAAGTTTTGAAGGAAAAACCGGAATGCATGACGATCTTGTATCCAGCCTATTACTGGCCATACGCATGATCATGCTACTACAAGACTGGGATCCTGCCATATACGATAAAATGCGTGAAGAACGAGAAGATGAGTGGCTCATGCCCATGCCTGTTTATATAAGCTCATTTTAAGATAAATAAATTATTATGCAAGCCATACAAATTATTTCACAAGATCTATTCGACAAAATACGTAGCCGTTTTCAAAATTTGGAAATGGGGAACGAAGCAGGTGCTGTTACTATTGATCCTGTAGACGCACGTTTTTTTGATTTTGACTTTGTATTAGAAGGTAACAATTTAGGTCGTGTTAGCATCAGTCTAAATGATCTTGGTAGCCTCAAAGTTTACTACAGTCAAGGTATAACAGAAAATCAAGATGATCCTACCAAACAGTTATGGTACAAATTCTTGAAAGAAATGAGATTTTTCGCAATGCGTAGACTATTACGTTTTGACACAAGAGACATTAGCAAGACCAATCTTGATAAAAATGATTTCCAACATTTAGCTACAACACAGCCTCCTAAGGAAGAAACAGATATGACCACTATGAACGAATCACGCTGGAACAATAAGAGCACAAAGAAAACTAGCCGAGCAGTCGCTGGCCGCACAGAAGTTATTGTTCGACACGCACGACCAGTAGATGAAGAATACGCAGGCTCACGCAGTCAAAAGAAAAATATCAAAGCAATTTTTATCCAAAATCAAGACGGTGAACGCTTCAAGTATCCATTCATACATCCAGCAGGAGCATTCGCAATGGCACAGCATGTGGATCACGGCGGTATTCCGCATGATGCAGCAGGTAAGGCAATTATTAAAATGAGTGAAGAAATCGCCCAACTAGGCGAATTCCAACGCAAAGTACATTCTGCTACTCTACATGACGATGCTACAGGTATTACAGAGCGTGCCATAGGCCGTATGAATGAACTCAAATCGCAGATAGCAGCATTAGGCAAAAGACATCACTATGAATCATGGATGTCTGAATTTACTGGCACAACAGACGAAGGTGACATGATGTTAGACGCTGTTACCATGGAAGAATACAAACAAAAATTTACACAAACAAATTTCCAAGAAGAATTGGCTTCTTACTTTCCACTACTACATAAGATCATGAGTGAAACTAATACAGTTGATCTTGAAGAATATGTATCAGAGCAAAGCGTAACAGAAGATCCGGATAGATTAGGAATTGGCCAACAAATGGCTCGTGACGGAATAAAATATAGTCCAGATAAAGAAAACGAACTTATTGATTTAATGGCTCAATACATGAAGAAAAATGGGATGAGTTCAAAAGAAATTCGATATCATCTAAATTACGATGAGGATTATATCCCCGATCAACTAAGTAACTTGCCAAAAGAAGGTAGTAGTGAAGAACCGCCATTTGAACCAGATGAAGACTCTAATTTTAAAAAATCAAACAATCCAAATCGTACAGGCATGGATTCTGCTCGAGCATTAGCACAACGTGGCATGTCACCAGCAGAAAGTATTGATGCGTTTGAAACATGGGCAGAGGCAGTAGAACAAGGCAAACTAACAGACGATCAAGTTCAAGAACTAAAAGCAGCAATCGAGCAATTACCAATGGGTGCCGAGGGCCCAGAATTAGAACTAGGTCAAGACGGTCAAACTGCTATACAGTTTTTCCAAGGTCTAGGATTAGACGATAGTGAGTTAGAAGAAAAACTCAAAGATATGGCCAATGTTGATCCAACAACAGACGCATTAGAAGTATTAAAATTATGGGCAGATGAAAGCTATCCGGAGTTATCAGTTGCGTTAGGTATCAGTAGTGCTGGCGAAGAACCTGCTGACGAACCGGCACCTGCTGAACCTGCGCCAGCACCTGCTGAACCGGCTCCAGAAGAACCTACAGCAGAAAATGACGACATGGCAATGCACAAAGGTACTATGGAAGGTGGTAACAAATCTTCCGAGATGATTAAGATGATTGCCGAGCGTGTCAAGAGTTTCTACAATAGAGATAATCCAGAAGTCGGTCCGTTCCGCGGAGAAGGTAACATTGCTACTGAAATTAAGAAAGAATGCTCTGAGAAGTTTGGAGATCAAGCAGGACAACGAGCATACGAAATGGCAGAAGCATTCATGGAAAAACTTACACACCAATGGCACCAACGTCATGGTAAAGTAGATCACGGCGATGGGTTGAGCGTCGACGGATTGAAAGAAATTTTAGGTAGAATCAAACAAAAAGTCGAAGGTATGGGTCAGCCCGAAATGGAAGGTTCCAAAGATGATTTTAGAACACATGGTATGGACAGTCAACCAAGTAAGGAAAATCCAAAAGGAAATCCAGCTCCGACAGATTACAAAAGAGATCCTATCGCAGCTACAACCGACAGAGCATACGATGCTGGTAAAGCAGCACTACAAAGATTAGCAGGTATTGGAAAAAAATAATTGGCAAAATAAAATCAAATTTAGCAATCACCGAGGTTGCGATGATAAATAGATGTGTGTATACTTAACCGTATGCACACATTTTTCTTTTTAGTCAGTTGGCTTTAAAGAAGAGGCATAATTAAAACATTTATTAAGGAAAAACATTATGGCAACTTTAGCAGAAATTCGCGCAAAGCTTCAAGCAAGCTCTCAACAAAACACCGGTAGCGCAGGCGGTGGAGACAACGGCATTTATCCACACTGGAATATGCCAGAAGGTTCAACTACAACAGTTCGATTCCTTCCTGACCAAGACCCAAACAACACTTTTTTCTGGATCGAACGAGCAATGATCAAATTGCCCTTCGCTGGTATTAAAGGGGAGACCAACAGCAAACCTACTTTCGTACAAGTTCCTTGTATGGAAATGTGGGGCGAAACTTGTCCAGTATTGACAGAAGTACGTCCTTGGTTTAAAGATAAATCTTTAGAAGACATGGGTCGTAAGTACTGGAAAAAGAAATCTTATCTATTCCAAGGTTTTGTCATTGATAGCAAACTTGTAGAAGATGGTAAGACTCCAGAAAATCCAATTCGTAGATTCATTATCGGATCACAAATCTTCAACATCGTTAAGAACGCACTGATGGATGCTGAGATCGAAGAATTGCCAACTGACTATGTTCGCGGTCTTGACTTCAAGATTGCTAAAACTAGCAAAGGTGGTTATGCTGACTATTCTACTAGCACTTGGGCTCGTCGTGAACGTGCTCTTGCCGAAGCAGAACAAGCAGCCATTAAACAATTCGGGTTGTTTGATTTGAAATCCTATTTGCCTAAAAAGCCAGGCGAAGTTGAACTCAAAGTTATCGCAGAAATGTTCTCAGCATCAGTTGATGGTGAAGCATACGATGGCGATCGTTGGGGTCAATACTTCAAGCCAGCAGGCTTTGGTGGTAGCGGTTCGGCAACAGGCAGCGCCAGTACAGCCGCTCCGAAGGCAGCACCAATAGCAACACCAATCGGAGATGATGACATCCCTTTTGAAAGTGCGGCAGCAACTCCCGCTAAAGTGGTTGCCAAGGAAGAATCCAAGCCAGCAACCGGCGAAGCAGGTTCTCGTGCCGCAGACATTATTGCAATGATCCGCAGTCGACAAAACGCCAGTTAAGGAGTAACAGATGGGAAAAGCATTTGATATTTCTAAGTTTAGAAAGTCAATTACTAAGTCCATTGACGGACTTGGTATTGGCTTTAACGATCCAACTGATTGGATTTCGACTGGTAATTTTGCTCTTAACTATCTTATCTCGGGGGACTTCTTTAGGGGAGTTCCTCTTGGTAAAGTTACAGTATTTGCCGGTGAAAGTGGTGCTGGAAAGAGTTATATCTGCTCCGGAAACATTATTCGTCACGCACAAGAACAAGGTATTTTTGTTATCCTAGTTGATAGCGAAAACGCCCTTGACGAAAAATGGCTGTTGGATCTCGGTGTTAACACTAGTGAAGATAAACTACTCAAACTCAATATGGCCATGATTGACGATGTGGCAAAAACCATCTCTGAATTCATGAAAGAATACAAATTGATGCCAGAAGAGACTCGTCCAAAGATTCTTTTTGTCATCGATAGTTTGGGTATGTTGTTGACTCCTACTGATGTGAATCAGTTTGAAGCAGGTGAAATGAAGGGAGACATGGGCCGTAAGCCCAAAGCACTAACAAGTTTGGTTCGCAACTGTGTAAACATGTTTGGTTCGTGGAATGTTGGTATGGTTTGTACCAATCACACATACGCAAGTCAGGACATGTTTGACCCAGATGATAAAATCTCAGGTGGACAAGGTTTCATCTATGCTAGCTCTATTGTAGTTGCTATGCGTAAATTGAAACTGAAAACTGACGAAGATGGTAATAAGACTACCACTGTAAACGGTATTCGATCGGCTTGTAAGATCATGAAAACACGTTATGCCAAACCCTTTGAAAGTGTACAAGTTGAGATTCCATATTCGACAGGTATGAGTCCATTTAGTGGTTTAGTTGATTTGTTTGAAGCCAAAGGCAAGTTGAAAAAAGAAGGCAATAGTCTTGTTTACACAACCAAGGACGGCGAGATCATCAAGCAATTCCGCAAGGCATGGAACAGCAATGACAAAGACGGACTAACTACAATTATGGCTGAATGGGAAGAAATTGATACTCCGGCAGTCGTGGAAGAAACTGAGGAAGCATAAAATGGAAGAACAATTAATTATTGATGTATGGGACACTTTTAAGGATTATATTCCTGAAAAAAATCGTGAGACCGCAGCAAGTCATTATGTAGACTTTCTTGTAGGACAAGATGTAGAACTTTCTGTTCTAGAGTCTGTCATGGGATATGATGCTAATCTAGACTCTGCTATTGAACTCGTTGTTGAAGAATACAAAGACGAAGACGATATTGACGAAGACGACGATTACTCCTACGACGAAGAGGACTGAACATGTCCTGGTATGCTCGTGTCAGTAAAGACATAGCGCATCTCCCGGGTTGTTTAGATCACTTTTACAACGAAATCGAAGAAGCAAGGAAAGAGGTCAAAATCTACGGAAACGTAGAAAAGGCCTCTGCCTCTTTGCCGGGTATTGTTGAACAGAGATTTAATCAATTACAAGAGATTGAGGCTATACTCGAATATCTAAATATAGAACTGCGAAGAATCAAATCTAAATCTTTTAAAAAGTTTTTGGAGCAATATCAACGTGCCCTGAGCAGCAGAGATTGTGAAAAATATGTTGAAGGAGAATCGGATGTTGTTGATATGGAAAAAATCATCAATGAATTTGCCATGCTACGAAATCAGTGGTTGGGTATCATCAAAGGTTTGGATATCAAACAGTGGCAATTAAGCAACATTATTAAATTACGTGCCGCGGGACTTGAAGATATTACAATTTAAGTGTATAATATAAAGATGACCATAGAAGATATTGTAATTCACTTACGCTTGTTAAAAATCAACCTCCCATTATGGGAACAACAGTTGATGTCAAGTATTGCTGATCAAATTTCGCAAGGCTCCAGTCTGTCCGAAAAACAAGATGTTGTGGTTAGAAGGATTTTAAGTAAAAATAAATCTCATATATCAACTTCGATGGCACAAGACATATCCCCGTACTTGGAAAATCCCACTTACCGTAATTCTATTAGAAAAATCTCGTATGCGAAGAAAATTTCAGTGAAAAATGACGAGTATCAAAATAAAGATATCAAGGTAGTATTTCCTTACAACGAGGATTATGTAGATCAAATTAGAAAACATAGGGACGAATCTATTGGCAACAGAGCCGAATGGAACAAAGAGGAAAAATCCTGGAATTTTTCTCTCTCCGAAGGAAATATAAAATTTTTGATGGATTTTTCTCAAAAAAATGAATTTGAATTCGATGATGAATTTAATAATCTAGTCGGTCAAACAAAAGATATCGTAGCCAACATGGAAAAATATGTCACAACATTGTCCATTGCTGATTCAATTCCTTATTTGAAAAATTCCAACAAATTTATCCCAAAATTAGAGACAGAAAATATTTTACAGGCAATTTTTGAATCTCGTAAAAGAGGAATTTTCACATGGGATGACAATATTTCTGAATTTGTTGATACGATTGAAAACACAGTAACCAAAGAATTTCTAAAATCTGCTGCTGACGCACAGATGCAAGTTGACCCTGAAAATCACTCAATTTCTTCACTGGAAGATGTGATAAAATACATGGGCCCTGTTTTGTTTGTTATCCCAGGAGTTGAAGAATTAGAAAAATTGAAAGAGGCCTTTAACTGTTTGAAAGAAATCGGAATCAAGAACGAAGAGATGAGTGTGGTGTTTAGATTGCCAACAGAAACCGGCGGAATTTTCAATAATTTTGTCAAGGAACACCAATTGAACTCGCCCTTGACAGATCGAACTCGAATAGTGTTTGTTAGCGGAAAACTTCCCAAGCCAATTTTAAAAAGTAAAATTAAATTTCACACCATAATAAACATGGGATTTCCTAATGTACATTATACTCTAAAAAATTACGTTGAAAATCAGGAAAATGTGGTGTTTTTTGTTCGTAAGAAAGAATACAGGAATAGAAATTTTGTCCTCATGTAAAGTTATTATCAAAGATGAAGTAAATATCAAGATTGAAAATTTAGATCTTGACACTCGTAAGGCTTTGGTCAAAAAATTCAAGTACGAAGACCCTACTGCCCGCTTTAGACCCAGCTTCAAATTGGGTCGATGGGACGGCAGTATTAGTTTTTTTGGTCTCGGCGGAACTACATATCTCAGTATGCTTGGACCTGTGTTAGAGTATCTTGAAAGCAAGAACTACTACATAGAACTAGAAGATCAGCGGACCAGTACAACCCTGGAATTTTCCGAGATTTTTGAAGATTTTTGGGGTGAAAAAACGTGGCCTGTAGGACATAGATTTGCAGGAGAACTTATACGTTTACGCGATGACCAAGTTGATGTCATCAATAAGTTTTTAGAAAATCCTCAATGTCTCCAAGAAATTGCCACCGGTTTTGGTAAGACAATTACCACCGCAACTTTGGCGAAAATTTGTGAAAAATACGGTCGAACAATAACCATCGTTCCTAACAAAAGTCTTGTCGAACAAACTGAAGAAGACTTTGTCAATGTTGGTTTAGATGTGGGTGTTTACTATGGAGACAGAAAAGATCTCAATAAAACACATACAATCTGTACTTGGCAAAGTTTGAATATTTGGGATAAAAAAAGCAAAAATGATGAGGACGTTTTACAGATTTCTGAGTTCTTAGAAGACGTAAGAACTGTTATGGTTGACGAGGTACACATGGCCAAAGCTGATGTATTGAAGAAATTACTGACACAGAATCTCAGTCATGTACCAATTCGTTGGGGACTTACAGGAACTATTCCAAAAGCGGAACATGAGTTTCAAGCACTTAGAGCAAGTCTGGGAGAAGTGGTAAATGTTGTCAAGGCACACGAACTACAAGAAGCAGGTATATTGAGCGATTGCCATGTCAATATTGTACAAACAGCAGAATGGAAAGAATTTGGAAGTTACGCAGAAGAATTAAAATATCTTGTTACTGATACCACAAGAATGACACATATCAGTAATATGATTCGCAACATCGCAACATCAGGCAATACCTTGGTCTTGGTTAATAGAATTGACTCAGGTAAGTTTATTATTGAACAAATACCAGAAGCGGTGTTTGTTTCGGGCGCAGTTAAAACTAAAGACAGAAAAGAAGAGTATGATGAAATTAGAACAAGTGATAACAAGATTATTGTGGCGACTTTTGGTGTGGCCGCTGTGGGTATTAATATTCCTAGGATTTTTAATCTGGTTCTTCTGGAGCCCGGAAAGAGCTTTGTCCGAGTTATACAGTCGATTGGGCGAGGTATTCGAAAAGCAGACGACAAGGACTTCGTCCAGATCTGGGACATAACCGCAGCCAGTAAATACGCTAAAAGACACCTGACAGAAAGAAAGAGGTTTTATAAAGAAGCCCATTACCCATTTAACATTGAGAAAGTAAAATATATATAATGCAGATCCTAACATTAGAAGATCAAATATTCCATTTGAACGAATTGCCCGACGAAATTGAGGAGGATTTGAGATTTGCTGTCTTGGATAATTCAGACAATTCTAACCCTGATCACTTTTTTATTCCATTAATTTTCTTGGAAAGTTTTACCGGACCTGCTGCTGTATTAAGAATAGGTCAATATGAACTCAGTATGCCACTAGATTGGTGTACCATAGTAGGCGATCCAGAAGGGCCCGATATGGAAATATTGCCATTGACTAGTCTGAATGATCGTGGATTCAAAACATTTTGCTTCAATCCATTGAGTGGATTCCGTCCTGAATTTTTAGAAATAGACATTGTTGATGTTTATCAAGATGTCAAATGGTATTTTCCCAAGATGAAACCGGGTCAACTATTGTGTACTCCATTACACACTGGACCCAAGCCAACCTGTGCTTATTTTGTCAAAGAAGTTAGCCGTCAAAGTGAATTAGTTGATTATACAAAGTGTTGGTAAATGGCCAAGATATTTGAAAGCCCCGATGGTGGTGAAACTGTGTATGTCAGGGAAGCGGGTTCAACTGACCAAGCTCTACACTCAGAGAGTGAAAAAAGAAAAAGTCTTCACGATGATATAAAAGAATCTCAGCTCTGGGGAAATATTCATCGTGCGGCAAAGACCAATCCTGCTTTACAAGAAGCATTAGATCGTGTTAAAGTAACATACTACCTAACAGCAGACTACGAGAAAAGATATGGCAACCGCCGCAAAACTTGATATCAAACGCGAACTACGTGGTGTAGATCAAAAAGACTACAACTTCTACGACAACCTCACAGATGAGGAAAAGAAAGCATTCAGTCCTTACATACTAATGCGATATACCGCTAGTGTACAGATGCCCGATAGAGACATACAAGAATGGTATCTAGAAATGACTAACGAAATGGTCAATAAGAATCATTGGGATTTAAGTAAAGATCACAAGGCATTATTGTGGAAATTGTTTGCTGCCACAGGCACAGGTGTTAATTGTTATCATCCGTATTTGGCAGCAGGTAAGAAGGAAAAAGCCAACAAGATTGAAAAACTATTAGCCGAACTTAATCCAGCAATGAAGATGGCAGATATCAAACTCATGGCCTCTATGATGGATAAGAAAGACAAGGAAGAACTGTTTGACAAGATGGGATTTGATAAGAAACAACGGAAAGAATACGAGTGATGGAATATTCTAAAGAAAATACTATGCGGGTTTTGAAAGGTCAGTTTCCTATTCAGAAACTGCGTTGCCGTATGAATTGGCATCGATGGACCAGTTGGGAAGTAATTACAAACCCTAATTTTGGAAACACATATGCCCACTGTCATTGTGCAGACTGTGGTATGCCACGGCAAGAACTTCCGTACACCAAAAGTAAGAGAATATGATCGCATTAGTAGAACAGCCTTATAATTGCATACATTGCGGCAAGAGTTTTATGAAAGATAAAACTCTAGTAGCGCACATGTGCGAGCGTAAGAGACGTGCTCTACAAAAAGACGAGAAGCGTGTGCAAGCAGGTCTCATGGCATTTAATAGATTTTGGAAACTGACACAAGGTGCCAAGAAATCTAAGACATACGACGAATTTGCCGATAGTAGTTACTATAATGCTTTTGTCAAATTTGGCGGTTTTGTCAATAACATCAATCCATTATATCCAGATAAGTTTATCGACTTTGTGATTAAAAGCGGTATTAAGTTAGATCATTGGTGTAGAGATGATTTATACGAAAGATATCTTTATGAAATAATCAAAGTAGAGCCAGTTGAAAGTGCTGTACAAAGAACATTAAAAACTATGATGGAATGGGGAGATGTTCAGAATGCCAATTTTGCCCACTACTTCAAATATGTTAGTTTGAATAGAGCAGTACATGATATAAGTAACGGAAATATATCACCCTGGGTTATACTAAACAGTAATACAGGGCAGACTATGGTAAAGGGAATGAGCGACGATCAATTGGACATGATTGCACCTGCATTTGATATACCATACTGGCTACGTAGATTTCGAGAACTACCGGCCGATGTTATGCTGGTAAAAGAAATATGCTCAGAGGCAGGAATCGAATGAATGACAATGTTAAAAAATTTGTAGAGCATCATCGAATCAATATCATTGATGATAACAAACGTGCTCATAAATGTATACCTATGAATACCAAATTTTTTCAGTTTCCCGATGACTATAATACAGTGACTGCAAAACAAACGATACAATACGAAACTGTAAAACTATTAACAGTAGAAATTACTGAAGATACATTAGAAAGAATAGCAGACTTTGAAGCTGAAGTTTTCAACAACATGCGAGATCAAGGTCATTATAGAATGTTTGAAACCTTGATGGAACAGAAGGAAGAAGAAAAATATCTACGGAACAAATATCCGGCAGTAAAGAAGGCTTACGAACACTATAGTCTCATGTTAAAATTAGCAGAAAGCGGTGAACTATGAATATACCAAAAATAGGAAGCAAATGGACAGGACACGGAACTCATGAAGTATTTCGAGTATTGAATACTATCAACATGAATGATGGACATACTTGGATACATTATTGCCTTGACAGTGATGGCGATCAATCGTATAGTTGTTATGTAGAAAGTTTCTTAGAACGATTTAGAGAGATCCTTAATTGAAACAAAAATTCAAAGATCTTTATATGGCGTGGGCTGAGCGTACAGCACAATTAAGTCACGCACGTAGATTACAAGTAGGTGCTGTCATTGTCAAAGATGACAGCGTGATCAGTTATGGCTACAATGGTATGCCCGCTGGTTGGGAAAATGACTGCGAAAATATTGTAGGCTATGACACGAAGGGTCCTGTACTTAAAACTAAGCCGGAGGTATTACATGCGGAATCTAATTCGATTGCCAAATTGGCTCGATCTACGAACAGTGGTTTGGGCGCTACTATGTTTGTTACCCATGCTCCATGTTTGGAGTGTGCCAAACTTATACACCAAAGTGGTATTAGCCACGTTCTATATCGTAGTGCTTATCGGGATTCTGGTGGCGTTGCGTTTCTCGAAAAATCGGGTGTAAAGGTCGATCAAGTATAATGGACATCGATATTGACTTTCCTGATAGACGACAAGTGCTGGATATAATCCGGCATATTCCGGCACGTCTTGAAGATGGAAAGAAACATAACACAGGTGTCTATTGTCATAGTATTCCTTACAATCCCATAACTGATACTGCTAGCATTGATTATAAATCTGCCGAGACGCGCGGATATTTTAAGATTGATTTCTTGAACGTCAGTGCTTATAACGGTGTCAAAGACGAAGCTCATCTTGTTCAACTGCTCAATACTGAACCACTGTGGGATCTGTTATATGAGAAAGATGTGTGTGATCAATTGTTCCATGTCAATGGATATCACAATTTGTTGGCTGAATTACGACCTACAAGTATTGTGGAATTAGCCACGGTACTGGCCATGATTAGACCCGGCAAAAAACATCTCATCCCAGTATGCAAGGAAAAAGGATTCAATGCCATTGATAATGAAATATGGACCAAGACTGAGGATGCCTATTTCTTCAAGAAGGCCCATGCCGTATCTTATGCGTCGGTTATTGTAGTTCAACTTAACCTCCTATGTGAACGAATTAGTTACGAGAACTCTTAGGAATTCTCACCAATTGTATAGATTTCCGTTTGATTCTTTTCTCGGCAATCTCGCTTAGATTCACTGTTGGTCCGAATATTAATTCGGCATCTTTGCTATTGAATGTTTTGATAGCATATCTAAATATCTGTATTTCTCTTTTTAAAAATATATTAATTGGAATTTTTCGATTGCTTTCCCACCACCAAATTTCCCCAAGTTCTAACAATAATTTCTTTTCTTCTTCGGTTTTTATTGTTGATATATCGTACATACTGCTCACATATGAATCAAAGTTTATTACAATTCCTACATATTCTATATCGTTGGATTTGATACAGGATACAAAAGGATAGTTAGTTTGAAAGGTACTGCTAGTGGTCATCTTTATTCAATAAATACAAATATGCAAAATTTACCAATCTATTTATACTCCAACACACTCGATGTCATACTAGATTTGGACGTTACTACACGGGGAGTTAATCAAGTTATGTACCAACGCGATCTAAAAATACAAAAAGGTATCAAGAATAAAGTAAGAATACAATTCAAGAATAGCGATCAGAAAAGAATCAATATCAGCAATACCGCAACCTATGTTTTTAGCATGTTTGATGCTATAAATCAAAGATTACTGTTACAAAAAAATCTTGACGTAATCGATGATGGATCGACATTGAATCTTCGCGGAGTGGCAGAATTAACACTGGCCGAAAGCGACACTATTGACCTGGACAAATCCAGTTATCAATACGCTGTAACATATCAAGATCCTGCCGATGGTACTAGTTTACCTGCTTATGTTAATACATATTACGGTATGGCAGGAACTGTTATATTGAACGAAGATATATATCCTACACTACAACCTAGCCAAGAAATAGTGTCTTTTTTAAAGACATTTGATGGTACAAGATATATACATCCTGGCGGCAATATCTATGCTTATCCAGAATATAACAGTAATTCAGCATTACACACAGTGGCCCTGTATATGACTCAATTTCGAGGTGAGGTGATTATAGAAGGTACACTATATAATACACCGGCAACTTTTAATAGATACGCCACGATAGAAACCAGAACATATTCAGGATTTAGTGGTATTGATTATGTGAATTTTAATGGTATTTTCAGTTATATCAAAATAACTTATATTCCGGCTAGGGCGCCAGCCGAAAGCCAAAATGACAATCCTAATTTCTTCGGATCATTTGACAAGGCACTATATAGATGTTAAAATTAGCAGATGAACGAAATACAGTCTGCTGTTTTAGCTCTCCTACCACCATCTAGGAAGCAGACTCCTAGCGGCTGGATTTCGTTTAATTCGGCCTGTTGTCATAATCGAGGCGAAAAAAGAGATACTAGAAAACGTGGAGGAATAATGACCACACCTGAAGGTGGGTGGAGTTATCATTGTTTCAATTGCGGATTCAAAGCCGGCTGGAGTCCTGGTAAACTGCTCAGTAAAAATACCAAAGATCTATTCCGTTGGTTGGGCATGAGCGATACTGACATAGGCAAACTGAATCTAGTAAGTCTAAAACTCAAAGACGATCAACCAGTATTCAAAAAGCCATTAAACTTTACGTTAGAAGAACGACCTTTACCAGAAGGCGCCATGCTGCTCAAAGAGTGGGCATTGGCGGTTTGGCGTCCTGGCCAAGATGCAGACATGGTTCAAGTGTTTGAATACCTTGTCAGCAGAGGCATGGATTTAGATTGGTATGATTGGATGTGGACACCTGCTGCTGGATACAAGGATCGATTACTTATACCTTTCTATCACGATGGTCGGATAGTCGGCTATACCGGTCGTAAGATAACAGATGGCAAACCAAAATATCTAACAGATGCTCAACCGGGTTATGTGTTCAATATAGATCGGCAGACTGCTGATAGAAAATATGTAATAGTTGTAGAAGGCCAGTTTGATGCTATAGCAGTTGATGGCTGTGCCATAATGCATAACGAACCTAACGAAACACAGATCATGCGTATAAACTCATTGGGTCGTGAAGTTATCGTTGTACCAGATAGAGATCGTGCTGGTGCCAAAATGCTCAAAGCAGCAACCGATCATAATTGGTCAGTGAGCTTACCTCCGTGGGAAGATGATGTCAAGGATGTGGCAGACGCTGTGAAAAGATATGGACGATTGTATACGCTATCCACGATATTACACTATCGTGTGTCAGGCGAGATAAATTTACATCTAATGAAGAAAAAACTTGAAAGTATAACTGATGAATAAAAAAGCACCCAAACCCAATTACGATTACTCGATGCAGAAATTGTATCTAGAGATGTTTCTCTCTGATTCCGAAACATTTATTAGATGTCAAAATATATTTGATCCATTGAACTTTGATCAACGACTACAAACAGCAGCAGAATTTATCAACAAATATGTTGACGAATACAAAGTCATGCCCGAAGCCAATATCGTAAATGTTTCTACAAAGAGCGACTTCCAGCCAGCAGCATTGCCAAAAGAAAACTACGAATGGCTCATGGACGAATTTGAAAACTTTAGCAGACACAAAGGATTGGAAAGAGCCATTATCGAATCCAGTGATTTGTTGGAAGCAGGGGATTACGGTCCAGTAGAAAAACTAATCAAGGATGCTATCCAGATCAGTTTGAACAAGGACATGGGCACTGACTATTTTGAAGATCCGCGTGGCAGACTCGAAGCACTCAAAGACGGAAATGGACAAGTTAGTACAGGCTGGCCCACAGTTGATAAGAAATTGTATGGTGGATTTAACCGTGGTGAACTCAACATTTTCTGTGCTGGATCGGGCGGTGGTAAGAGTTTGTTCTTGGCCAATCTAGGTGTGAACTGGGCACTGGCCGGACTCAACGTATTGTATCTGACTTTTGAATTGAGTGAGCGTTTGGTCAGTATGAGGCTTGATAGTATGACCACTGGTATTGCCACAAGAGAGATTTTTAAAAATATCGACGATGTAGAATTAAAAGTCAAAATGATCGGAAAGAAGGCAGGAAACATACAAGTCAAGTATATGCCCAGCGGCAAAAATTGCAACGATATTAGAGCCTATTTGAAGGAATATCAGGTCAAAAAAGGTGTGAAACCTGACGTTTTGTTAATAGATTACCTGGATTTGATGATGCCTTTATCTGTGAAGGTCAGTCCTAGTGATCTGTTCGTAAAAGACAAATATGTGTCAGAAGAGATCAGAAATCTAGCAATGGAGACACAATGTGTTACTGTAACTGCTAGTCAATTGAATCGTAGTGCTGTTGAAGAAATTGAGTTTGATCACAGTCATATTTCGGGCGGTTTGAGTAAAATCATGACGGCAGATAATGTCATAGGTATCTTTACCAGCAGGGCTATGAAAGATCACGGACGCTATCAAATACAGTTTATGAAAACTCGTAGCAGCAGCGGAGTAGGACAAAAGGTCGAGCTGGAATTCAATCTTGATACATTGAGAATCACTGATTTAGGCAACGAAGGTGAAGTTGAAAATATCACACAGAACAAGTCCAGCAGTGGTACTAGTTCAGTTATGCAAGCATTTAAGAGAACCAGTGTAGTCAGCACCAGTACAGACGACGAAGGATTGCGTGGCAATAAATGGGAAAGAGCCACACCCAAAGAAGGATGGAGTTTGGAGAAACCTAATCCAGTGAAAACTGGTGCTCCATTGATCCGGAATATGTTGAATAATCTCAATCCAGAAAAGGATTAAAACCAATTTTCTACGCGAAATTGTGCTGCTTCATCTATGGCGCCGCGCCATTGATCTGTGCCATCTGATCCAAAAACATTCTCCAGTGTGGCAGGAACTATTTCCCATTTGTAAGAATCTTCTTGGTATTTTGGATCCAATTGCTGATCTAATTTACCATCACTCCAGGCACAAAATCCAGCACATGCCCTAAAGTATTTGGGACCCTCTCCTTGTACCAGGGCTGCTATCACACCAATGTCATTGGTAACAGATATTTCATCTGTTAATGATACTGTGCTGAGTCCTTTCCAATCGGACGAATGTACAACATGTATTTTGTTTTGACTGACATTGCCACCATAATATAGTGGATCATCTGCTAGATATTGTAGATTGATACGTTCAGCAATGGTTCTTAGATTCAGTTGATCCACAGCATTATTAACTTGTAATGCTATGGCATTTTGCGGAGTATGCGTCACCAGTAGTAAAACACTTTTGGCCAATTCGTCTCTGGGATTGTTAGGATTGGCTACTAGCAAATGTCCAAGGTATCTTTTCTTTGTCATACGTAGAAATATTTACCGTATAAATACTCTATTATGATAGCAAATGAATTCGCAGATCCGATAGAGTTACACAGTGATTTAAATCCTAAACTATGGACAGGAGATGATCTGAAACCAGAAGTACGTCAAGGACTGTTAAGAATAGCCCAGGATTTTAAAGATTATATCGATGTACCTTTCCAGGTGGTAGATGTACAGGTTGCTGGAGGAAATGCCAATTATACCTATACAGAACACAGCGATCTTGATTTACATTTGATAGCAGATTTTTCCAGTATCGCCTGCGACAGAGAAGTAGCAGAGTTATTTGACAGCAAGAGATTGCTGTATAAAGAACGTTATGATGTCAAGATAAATGGAATTCCTGTAGAATTATATGTAGAAAATCTAGATCATCCAGCAGTTAGCAGCAGTTACAGCATATTGAAAAACCAGTGGATTAGAAAACCAGAGAAAACGGTAGCAGAAATAGACCGAGCAGAATTAGAGCGCATGGTTGATATTTGGCACACTGTCATCCAACATGCTATTCAAACTGCTGATATGCCCAGTCTACAACGAGTTTTGAAAATGTTGAGACAATATAGAAAATTAGGACTGGCCAAACAGGGAGAATTCAGTGTTGCCAATCTTGTTTATAAAAGCCTACGCAACGACGATACTCTTAAAGGCTTGACCAAACTGCTGGATCGATTACACGATCGTGAACTGAGTATAGGTTAGGGATAAAGATAGTTAACAGTTTCGGGATTTATCCTAAAAACCTCAGCACCATTCCTTAGATGGAATATCCTGGCCATGTCAGTTGGTGGACTCAAAGTTACAAATTCCGTGATATTCTTTCTGTTACGATTAATCCAGGTGCGTGCCTGTAGTATCAATTTCCTACCGGCTCCAGGGCGATAACTCCAGATAGTGTAGAATACTGCCACATGGGTATCTTCATCGGGTTTGGCTGCTAGTTCCAAAACATCACCGGGTATCTTGGATCTGTAAGCCACACATACAACTGCCTCGGGTTCCAGTGTTTGTTCATGTTGTAATACAAATATTTCGGTTGTGTCCGAAACTCTAAATTCTGCTGGAATTTCTGGGCGAACAGGATCGTCTGCTAATAGATTTAGCAAAGGATCGGTTAATGCTTGTATTATGTGTAAAGGCATAGTAAGGCTTGATAATAACCTTACTTATGACTTTTATCAAAATATACCCAGTTAATGAGAATTTATTAAGGCGATGTGCCCACATTGGTACTTGGGAACTGTCTAACCTGTCCTGGCCAGATGATACGAACTGCGCCGCTAGCACCTTGGCCATAGGTTCCGCAGGATGTAGTTCCGCCCGATCCGACTGTCACTGTAAAATTGCTGCCCGATGTAACAGTATAATTATTGATGTATCCTAAAGCACCACCGCCTCCGCCGGCCAAGGCGCCACTGCCACCTGAGCCACCACCACCACCATACAATCCGCCATTTCCGCCGCGGTTGTTTGTAACGCAACGATTTTGTCCGGTCGCGCCGCCGCTACCGCCACCACCACCTTTACAGCCGGCAGCGATACCAGCGGCACCGCTAGCACCTTCGCCATATAATCCAACACCACCACCGCCACCGGCAGCGTTATTTGGACTCCTGCCACCGGCACCACCACCACCTCCGCCACCGGCGCCTGCTGATCCATCTAACCCGGCACTTGCACCTGCACCACCTGCTCCTGAGTATCCACCAGCACCTCCGCCGCTGCCTTGATTACAAGCGCCGGCAGCACCACCAGCACCACCAGAACCACCGCTGCCAACGCTAACAGTACCACCAGAACCACCGCTCGGTGAGGTGGTGCCGCCGCCGGCGGTAAGAAGATTAGTGGTAGCCACCGGTGCCTGTGGCGCAGTATAGAAAGAACTAAGAGTTCCGGAAGTAGGTGTATTTGGCGCGACCGTCCTTGCTGCTCCGCCGCCGCCTACTGCAACCACACTAACTGATGTAACTCCAGAAGGTACTGTCCATGTATAACTGCCTGCTGAAGTATACAACTGGCTACCGTTTTGTATATATGTAGCAGCAGTAAGACTATTACTACTAGTACTATTACCATACGAGTTAGTGGCATATCCAGATATTGAATATGTGGTAAGTTGAGTCAGCCCGGATATTACCACGGTAGTACTAACAGAGGTACTTATAAATGTTGTAGTACCTGTAGTGGCCACTGCGGTATAACTGGTAACAGCTGATCCTCCCGAATATGTTGGTGCTGTGAAACTGGCTGTAATCGCTGTAGAACTATTTGGTGTTACAGATGATAAAGTGGGTGCGCTAGGCACATATGTTTGATTTATAGTTGCTGTATCAGTTTCGTAACTCTGAGCTACATTGGTACTTGGGAAAGATCTAGCCTGACCTGGCCAAATGATGCGAACTGCACCGCTAGCACCAGTACCGCCAGGTGAAGCGCCTCCGCCACCAACTGTTACAGTATAAGTAATGCTCGGAGAAACTGCGTAGTTGTTGATGTATGCTAAATGACCACCAAAACCACCGCATGATGCGCCGTTAGGTGTTGCGTTATTTGCGCCACCGCCGCCACCAAACAATCCGCCAACTCCGCCAATATTAGGAGTAAAGTTTTGTCCAGCAAGACCACTACTTCCGCCACCGCCGCCGCGACAGCCGGCAGCAATTCCGCCGGTGCCGCAACCGCCTTGGCCAAATAATCCAACTCCTCCGCCACCTCCGCCGCCCTTGCCCGGATTAGTAGTGGTGCCAGATGCTCCACCACCACCGCTTCCTCCGGTTCCGGCAGTTCCATTTGCGCTTGAATTGCCACTCGCGCCGGCGCCACCTGCTCCTGAGTAACCACCGGCACCGCCGCCTCCTGACATACCACACGCTGTGCTGGATGTTCCACCGGCGCCGCCGGCATAAGAAACATAGCCAGGTGCGCCGGAGCTGGACGTGCCCGGCGTGCGTGACGTGCAACCACTACTGCCGCTGCCGGCAGTAACAATATTAGTAGATGCTTGTGGTGCAGGCGGAGAGGAATAAAACGAACTAAGCCCACCAGCAGATGGAGCGACAGGATAACCTTTACCACCACCACCGCCACCTACAGCAACTACACTAACTGATGTGACATTTATTGGGGCTACCCAGGAATAAGTTCCTGGAAAAATAAACACGGTACTACTACTTGCCACAAGTGTTGAAGTACTAAGACTATTACTGCTGGTACTGTTTCCATAAGCATTGGTGGCGTACACAGATAATGAATATGAGGTAAGTGGTGCTAATCCACGTACTAGAACAAAGTAACTACCTGCTGTGGATATATTACCGGTACTTACAACTGTCGTGCCCGAAGTAGCCACAGCAGTATAACTGGTAACGGCCGATCCTCCTGCATATGTAGGTGCTGTGAAATTAACTGTAATTGCTGTGGAACTACTTGGTGATACTGATGTTACAGTAGGCACACTTGGTACATATGATTGGTTCAAGGTTACAGTATCTGTTTCAAAAGCACCTACATTGGTACTTGGAAATTGTCGAACCTGTCCAGGCCAAACGATACGTACAGCTCCTTTTCCACCATCACCAGTTAATGGTGCTGCTCCACCGGCACCTACTACAACCGGATAACTTGATCCAGGAGTTACTGAATAATTATTGATGTATGCCAGCGCCCCGCCTCCACCAGCACCACCGGCACCTGCGCCAGGACTACCACCGCCACCTCCACCGCCAAATAGGCCGCCTGCTCCTCCGCCGTTTCCAGGAGAACTTGCGCCGTTAAGACCTCCAGAGCCGCCTCTTCCTC